TAGGTTGGTTAGGTGACTGCCCTACTGTCTGTCGGGCATAGAAACTGAAACTGCTCATTTCCCTGCGATTACCTGTTGTATTAGGCTCGTAAGTAAATGAGAAGGGGTAATATGGAGCGGGGTTGATTTCCTGTAAGGTTGTTGTGCCATCGCTCCAATTATACCAACGCTTCACGGTGAAATAATTTGAATAATTATCCTGTGTAATCTGTCCACCGGCAGCAGGGATATCAGATACCCATTCATTAGTTATGTATTCGCTCAATACTGTCATAGCGCTTGCAGCCTGCCAAAACTCAACATAGTCCACTACGGTAAACTGTGAAGGAGTACCGCCACTATATTGAAATGTGGTTTGGATCAGCGGGCGTAAGCACATAACCCTGACAGCCTGTGTGTTTGCACTGATATCATAATACAATGTAGTATCGGGAAACTGCCATGTGCATGCTGAAGTAACATCCTCGACACTGCCATCATTATAGTGGAGCAATGCTGTGGGAGACATGTAGTGAGTAATCATGCCCACGCTAAGGGTTGTACCGCCCGACTCGACATCATTTACCTGTTCAAAGGTACAACTCAAAGACTGAGGTGTGGGTGTATAAAGAAAATACAAGGTATCTTCATCATGGGTTGGAATGGCATAATAATCACTTGTTTTCATAGTGACTATTTTAGCAACTGTTTTACTCTGTACCGACTCCGGAGAACTGATAGCATTGTTTGCAATTGCGATATTTTTGCCTGCACTATAAACTACAGGTTTTTGAGTTACGCTGATTACACCATTTTTAATCTCAATACCGTTACCTGCACTATACTTTTCGCCACCGCCTTGGGCCACTATCTGTTGGCCCACGACTGCGACTTGCTGTGAGGTACTCATGCCCTTGCTTTCATATTCTTCTCTGCCCTTTGGGCGGATAAATGTTCTTTTAACTGTTACTGACATATTATGTTATGCTTTTTGGTAGACAAAAAACTCGTCCTTATTTAGTCCATTGGTGCCGTCAGGGTATTCAAGTTTGAAGCCCATAACCTTATAGCCATCGCCGAATATTGTTCCTGTTTGGCTCGGCACATCAAACCAAAACAGGATTGAAATATATATTTCTCTCAATTTTTTAAGGCTTGTACCATAGAATGAGTCGGTATTATTTATAAGCCCGGCTTCATCAAATCTGTAATAGTTGCCTGTTGAACTACCGGGTTGCGGGCTATAACTATACATTTTTCCGCCTCTTTTAAAGATAGCCTTGTATGTTGAATACTCATTATAGTCATCGCGAGCCGATAGAGTCAACCGATCCGGACCGCCATCGGTAGCCACCCTCATAACCATATAAGTTATACCTGTGGGAACGAGAAAATCATGGTAGACATTGTTATAACTTGCAGCCTTAGTCCATGTGCTGCCACTATAATACCATACCTCAATTTCTTTTACAGTAATAGGCTTTAACTGAACCACAGTAAAGGTTACGCTATTGGTGCCATCGCTCACTGTAATAGTGCCTGTTCTGTCTAATGCAGTTGTATTTTTAGTAGCGCTGTAAATTATATTACCGGTTTGCATGCCTGTGCTTTCATCGGCATCACTCCATTCACCCAACTGCGCCGTCAACCAACTTTGTGAACTTGAAATCGTCAGACTGTTCACCGATCCGTCATAAAGAACTTTAAGTGCCTCAACAGGGTTACCAATTGAACCCATGGTTGTTCCTGTCACATTTTTCTGCAGGCTGAACTGTCCTGCCTGTTGGGTTATGGTAAATGTTGCTGTTGCACCCAAGCCATCGGTAATTATTATCTGAATGGTTCTTGAGTTCGACGCACTCGGGTTAGGCTGTATTGTGTAAACCATATTGCCGTCCTGTATCTCAACACTAACACCATTTGCGGTTATTGAACTTACCTTAATTTTGGCGCTGCCATCATAGGTATAGCCAACATTAAAAGTACCGCCTCTACCCGCGATTGTTGCGCCCGATTGTGCAAAGGCCAAGGTGTGATTTACCCAATATGAACCCAATCGGGTATACCAACTACTATAGTTTGCGCCGTCAGGAATAGTGAGTACACTACCATTCTGATGACTGTTACTTGTAAGAGCGCTTGGACTACTTACAACATCAGGTGCGATAGGTGCATAACAGGTTATAGCCGTCAGGTTGGTATTTCCACTGATAGCAGTTCCTATGACATCAATTGAATAAGGCAACTCGAGTTTGATAAGGTTTGAATTATTGACAAATAAGCCATTCTTTATTTTATCAACTACATCGGCAAAAACAATACTACCCTCGCCGGTTGTACTGTTATAGTTATGTTCTGCAACTTGGGTATCCCAATTGCTTTGCTGCCACCAATCAGGCTCGGGAGTTCCCGGTGTCATCCAATATCTGATAGCGGTATTATACATCGGGGTGCCATTCTTTTTAACCTCTTCAAGGCAAAGGCTATTCTGCCTCATGGCATAATCTATTGTCTGTCCAATTACGGCAAAGTCGGCATCCCAATAGTCGTCATGGTGCAGTGTCAAAGGAGTACTGCTTAGGCCCAAGGTAATATATTCCTTCTTAGTCGGAGTTGAGTACTGATTATAGTAACGCTGTACGATAGCGGCTTCGGGAACGAGTTCTTCGGCATCAAGAGAGGCATCAGCCATGGTGTCTATCATGGTACCATTGCAACCCGCATGAGAATAGCCCAACTTTCCTATCTTGGGATAAGTGGTAACTCTAAGATTTATTTCCTGAAGTTCATTTTGGCTATCTTCATTAATAACACTCTCATATACAACATCGGCATTGTCAAACTTTTCATCATTTTTTAATGCCATGCCTATCTTCAAATCAGTTAACCAACAATAGCCATTGAAGCGATCATCATAGCCCGCCCATGAACTCGGCATTGCCTGAGGCTGTACCGGTGTATGGATTTCAAAAATTATTTTTCCATTATAGTTGATACCCTCGGTAAAAGGTATTTTATAACCTTCGCCCGAACTCCATTGTGCCCAACCGACTTGGTTTTTAATCGGCATGGTTACATTCCAACAATTATTGTCGTCGTCCTCGCTGTTATAGAGAGGTACCTTGAAATTACATTCGCTATCCTGCCATGCGGAACCATTCCAAAACTTACCACCAATACCGAAGCGGAATACAAGAGCAGGTGTATTATCTTGTGTCGGGCCACCATCATTCACATATATTCTTGACTTATCCTTAGCCCATGCAGAACCGATATAGTCATAACCCCAATATCTTGTAAACAAGGCATTGCATTGAATATAGAAGTATGAGCCATTTGCGGTAAATACTGCAGGTGCTGTCAAAGAATTAAGTTCATATAGTTTCAAATGGTTGCTGACATCGGTGTTTTCCTTGTTAAGAGGCGAACCATGCAGAGCAAGCATAAGATAGCGGGTAAAGTTCAAATCACTTGAAGGGTTACCCTCTTTTTTAGCAATACTTGCCATTTCAACAATTCGGGCGCCAATACACTTTTTAAACAGGGTGCAGTTATGCGGATACAAAGGAGTTAAGCCCTCAAGCCTTGTCCAACTTGTAGCCCCTGAGGTTCCATTTTCACTGATTACCTGTAAACCCCAACTGTCTCTGTCGGCGTCCTGAGTCACGGTACCATATACATTAGTAGTCACGGTAAGGCTCTGATGTGCGGGCACAGTAAATACTGTTGTGGCGCTGTAATTAGCATAATATGTATTAGCGGTATATGTAACCGCCTTATCGCTTCTGTTATTGTAAACAGTATAGTCAACACCGGCGCCGCTGATTTCACTTACCTCAACATTGATAAATACATCCTGATATATTTGTGGCATGTAATCAGGCGCATCCCAGCTATATGCAGGATATGTAGTACTTATTCTCCAATTGTTTTCATAAGGAATAAAGCCTACGCCGCCATTGATTGGATCAACACAATACCAAAAAGAGGGGTGGTTATCACCTTCGTGATCATAAATAGGATGCCAATAATTATCGGCTTCAAACATAAACTGTCCCTGTGCAATCTGTGCGCCGGCGCTGTAATAATATAAGTTGAAATCAGCGTACCAAGTTCTGTTATAATAATATCTGCCATTAAACTCAGCCACAAATGATTTACTATTATCAGCATTTTGCCATGTCTGTGAAGAGCCTATTTCGGTGTGCCCATTGTCATTATTGTTAACCCAATAGCACTGCCACCTCCAACCATATTTGGCTGCAGTATAAGTGTTGTTAAACTCTGCCCACCTGTCCACAGAAAACTCGGTAAAGTCATCGACTTGCTGTTTAGTCATGCCGCTCTCGGTATTCTTGTACCAATACTCGGCAAAGTTTGGGTTTTTTAGTTCTTTGCGGTAATAGTAGTTATTGTCCTCAGACTCAGCATTCCATTTGGTATCCTTACCTAAATAAACAGGACGCTGCATAGGCATATCTACCGCACGAACCTCATTTTTACCGCCATATAGATATTGAATAAAATCGTCATCAAAAATATCGGGCACAACTGTGTCAATATCATAAAAGTTGTCGTTCACCTTAATTTTGTTATAAGGTGTTTGGAAACTAACCTGCCCGCCATTCTTTCTGTAATCGTCGGCTGTTATATCGATGTAATTATCTTCCTCTGCCTCATAGTCCTGCCTTATAAGTTCGCCATACCAATCATATTTAATGAATGTCATTTTTGTTCTGCGGGTAAAGGCTTCATAATCGACAAAGTAGATACCATTCTGCCATTGTATAGCGGTAACGCCGAAGTATGTGGCGAACTCCTTGATGACATCCTGATAACTCCAAGGCTTATCGGTATCAGAAGAAAAAAAGTTAAACTCTGATATTTGTATGTCCTCGAGCCCGACAGGCTTTTTGTCTACTAATCTTGTGTCAGGCCAATAGATGCTAAACCTATCAAAGGCACCGCTCGGGGCATTAACCTTTGTCAGGAACAACTCCAATATATCTTTTAGAGTAACGATATTCTTTGTATCACCAACTACTTCGTAAGGTATATATTGAGCAATAGCAAGATAGTCCGAAGCCTGTAAAGAGAAGGTTTCGGTACATTTTTCATAACCGGCATTGAGAAGGTTGTTCTGCAAGAAGCCCGTCCAAATAAGATAGGGACGCATGGGGCGCGGAACCGCAGCCGTTGCAGAAAGACTTACATGTGTGCCCATTGCGGTTTCCTTGAATGCCTCAAAGAGATAGTCATCGTTAACCACATTAATCTGAATCGTCGAAGTCCTTATCGGCGAATAGATACTGTCGCTCTCATTATAAGTTACAATAACAGGAGGCACGCCTAACTTTATTTCCGTCATATCTTCCCACTCGCCGACAGGGGTTATACTAAGACTATAAGTCAATGCACTGTCAATATCTGTAAAACTTGAAGTCCAATACATATCGAATATTTTATTTAAAAAGATTACTCACCGGCTGACCCGATATATAAAAATACCTGGCCAACAAAAAAATGAAAGGGATAATTGCTTACCCCTTTCGAATAGTTTCATAATTTTTAAGAACACCTTTCAGATTTTGTCCTGAAATTACGAACTCAACCTGTCCGCCCGAGTTCCCCTGTGTGGTGCCCCTGCCGTTGAGCATACCCCACAGCCTATTTTGCTGATTAGTGTTCAAAATCATTTCATTGCCGTTAACACCGACAATATTTCTGTCACCATGGAGCGAACCTTTCACAATACCACCCGAGGCAAACTTTTTAATTGAAGCCAAGGCACCGATAACAGCGGTAACGCCTGCGGCGATAGCGATAATGTTATAGGGGAATGGCATCTTTGCACCCGATGCAGTAGCGCCTGCGATAGCCTCACCCGATTGAGCACTCTGAGCGGCAAGACTTGCCTGAATGTTCTTTTTAGTCTGACTTTCAACAAGGGCATCAACAGCCATTTCAGCGCTCTTCTGTTCAATTATGGCGCCCTGTATGACATACTTTTGACTCAATGCCTTAAGTTCCTCAGCATCCTGTGCCCTCTTGAGGTTCTTACCTATTTCGCTCAGATTGTTAAAAGTCTCAATCAGGCTGTTCAAAGTATCAATTGTTTGAATAAGGGTATTAACCGAAGTGATTATCTTATCCCATGCTGATGCATCGACATCTTCCATAGTTTCCTTCCAAGTCTTAGCGCCTGATACCAAGCGATCCATGGCGTCGGCGGTTCCCTTAATACCATTGAATGACTCCTTGCGATACTCTTTCTTTAACTCCTTGATTTCCTGTGCCCACTCAGACAAGTCAGCCATATCGCGGTAGTTCTGAGCCTTTTTAGCGGCATCTTCAAGTAATTTCTGAAGGGTTTCAAGTTTTACCACAGCCTCCAATGAGGTGTCTTCAATAACCTTATCTACAAGTTCCTGATATTCGTCAACCTTCTTAGCCCAAGCATTTGCCATCTTGTCATAGAACTTATCACTTGTATCGCGATAGTTCCAACGAGCGGCGATATTCGGGGCTTTTTGAACTTCCTGAACCCTTTTAAGGAAGTCGGCATTCTTTTTATCTATACCGGCTTGATGAAGGGCAGAATAAGTTTGAATAATGTTGCCAACTATCTGTTGTGTAATTGGATCAAGAAGGCTTAAAACAGTTTCAAGGTTTTTGATGCCTCGCATGGCTTCAATAGCCTTTTCTCCCGCCTTTTCAAGAGCCTCATCATAGTCTTTCTGACTAAGATAGCCGGCATCAAACATTGCCTTATTTTTAACCTGTTCCTTGTAGTAATCCTTTGCGGCTTCACCAATTTCAACAAATGACTGTCTTAAACCATTCTCGCCAAATGCCTTTTCAAGTCTTTCAGCGGCAGGCTTAAGTGTGGAATCAAGTTTGGCTATCTCCCCCCTATAATTATCGAACGCCGTAAGGGCTTTCCATGACTTATCAGTGAGTTTAGCAGTTTCGTCGGCATATTCCTGAGCGGTTATAGTGTTAGCCTTAAATTGGTTGTCTAACTCCTTTTGAGCCTTACGATATTTTTCAACTGCTTTTTCAAAGTCACTTGTATCACTAACTGTATTACCGGTAGGAGTTACGCCTTCGCCTGCAGCCAACTTTTTAAGATCGCGCTCTGCCTCTTTCATTTTGAGCATGGCTTGTGCATACTCTTCCTGCTTTTGGTTATACAGCGCAATTTCTCTGTCAAGGCGGTTTATTTCCGCCATTCTCATTTGCCCTGCATTGGTAACAAATGCGGGAGCAACATAATTAGGCCCTTCAAGATACTCCTTTCGGGCAAGGTTTGCCTGATGACTGTCATGGTGTTCTTTTAACCAAGCATCGCTGCTTTCTGCCCACTCCTTAGCGGTATCATATCTCTGCTGAGCGTCCCTTCTGTCCCAATCGGCGGAAGCCATCTGTTTTAGAGCGTCGGTAGCATCTTCGATATCCTTTTTAAACTTCTTTACCTCAGTCCTAATTTTTGATACACCGGTAGCAACCAAACCAATAGCGACAGCCCAAGCACCGAATATACTTCCGAACCTTAAGCCGTTAACCAATTTAGCCAATGTGGCGGTATTGGAACCTATTGTGCCTATGGCAGCCATTATCTTTTTCAGCCCCGCCATGAAGCTGCTATATAAGCCCTTTAAAGCCCTCCAAAGGGTAGCAACAGCCTTAACAGCCTTAACTGAAAATACAGTAATAAAAAGTGTCTCAATTGTCTTAAAGACAGCAGTGAAGTTGTTACTAAGCCATTCAAGAAATACCTTTAATCTGTCATATATCTCACCTAAAACCTTTTCAAACTCCGAACTTTCGACAAACTTGGTAAAAGCATTGCTCAAATCATTTGCTTTTAACTGAAGGCTATCCAAATCGATATTTTCAATGTCCTTCTGTAAGTTTTTAATGAAGGTATCAAGCAAATCGACGCCAATTTTACCGGCCTTCATTGCCTTTTCGAAGTCGGCAAATGACTTAACGCCGGCATAGCCGGTATCTATTGCAGCCTGAGCCATTTTAGCGTAAGCACCGGGAAGGTTGTTACCCAACTGACGGCGAAGTTCCTCGGCGGTAACCTTACCCTTTGACATCATCTGTTCCACAGCAACAAGCATGTCCTCGGTACGCTGTGCGCTCATGTGATAATAAGCGGCAGCCTTTGTCAAACCCTCAAACATTTCCTTCTGTTGCTGAAGACTGAAATTGGTACCCTGTGAAGCGGCATGGAACTTAGCAAAACTATCGGTAAGACTTACAACCTCTTGCTTATAGGCTTTTGAAAGTCTATCAACAAAACTCAAGTTTGAAGAAAACTCTTCTGCAGTCTTTGATGTGTTTTTCAAAGTAGCGCGGGCAACACTAAGATTGGTTGCAACATCCCTCATTCGGGATACTATATTAAAAACAGCAAAACTAGCGCCGAGCGCCGAAGTAAATCCAACGAAACTCGATTTAAGACTTGCAAACTCTCGCCTCAAGGCATTTGCTCCCGCCTTAAACTTTCCTGTTTGAAGATCCGCGGTTACAACATAATTCTGTTTACCTGCCATATTAACCTATTAATTTTCTTACGGCTTTATCCAAGCCATCTATGATTATTTTTCCAACTTTATCTCTTGTAGCAATCCAAGCACTTTTCCATGCGCCGGGTCTGCCATGGGGTTGATACATTTTGCCACCCCATCTGTAGCCGCCTCTACCGGCATACATGATACCGGTGTATCTACCTGTTTTCTTCTGACGGCGGGCTTTTGTGCCGCGATCAACAAGGTGAAGAATAGCACCATGGGCGCCCCCGCCTCGCTTACCGCCGGCTTTGGTTAAAAGTTTTGAAGGATATGCCCTTTTAGTTAAACTCTTTTTAAGGATACCTGTGCCCTCTTTGTTATTTGATTCAATGTTTTGACGGGCAGCCTTCAACATGGGAGTCATGGCGCGATTGAATGCAGAACGCACTGCAGCAGTACGCTCTACTTTTGGAAATTGCCTGAGCGTACTTTCAATTTTCTGTACATCTTTACTGTTTAGATGCAGGGTAAAAAAACCTTGTGCCATTATTCCTCTTTTTTCTCAAAAGGCGGCTCATCGCCCGACACCTCAGGCTTCTTATTAAATCCCAATACTGAACGAATTATAGACTCATGCTTTTTAAAGTCATCCTGTACCGCCTTAGCCTTATTGTCTTCATCCCAAGTGAATGGAAGTATCTGTTCGGGGGTAACCTTTTTCTTTGAGTCAAGGTTAGGCATAAGCAAGAGATAAGTCCATAGTCGCTGTTCTTCAAGCCTGCGGTGTTCCTTTTCCTCATAGGCATTGAAGATATCCTGCATCTGCCATAATTCCATTTGGTTATAGACATACTCGGGAGAAAGTCCTACATTGACAACAAGCCTTGAAGCCAAATCAGAAATCAAGGGGCTATTTTCCTGTTGTTCATTATCTTCGGGCTGTTCATTATTTTTTGACGCCATGCTTTTATTGAACAAGTCCTGCATCAAGTCAAATATCTTTTTGAACTCCGTCACAACAGTATCGGCGAACCTTTTGTTGTCGAGCATGCTCATGAATACCTCGAAGGTGTAATTGAAGTCATTTGAGGCTCTTATAATAGAATAAATAAGTAATGGCATATCTTCATCGCTCATGTCGAAAAAAGATTTATCTGCCATCTTTTCAAATAAAACAATACCCTTCACAGTAAGTTTTATATTTAAGTCAGGGAAGTTTCTCATAGTACTTTTTTTTTAAAAAGCGTCATTTTACGCAGACAAATAAAAAGGGCGATACCAAATTGTATCGCCCGACAGCATGTATCTATGAAAAACTCATTATACACCCTCCTGTTTCGGAGCGCCGTCGCCCGTAAGGCTAATGCTGCAAGAAGCAATCTCGCCTACATTACCTGCATTCATGCTAAGACTTGTAATCTGAGCCTTGCCATGGTAATAAGGTTTAGTGGTGTCAAGCCCATACTGATATGCTTCGCAGGTGTCGCCTGAAATAGCAGCAGTACCGATCCACCAATCTACAAGAGAAGCATCGGTGTCAGCGCTGAGCATCAGTTTCATAAGGCTGTCATAACCGGTGTGGCCTGAGCCTGCGGTGTAAAGAGCATCAGAACTGATAGTATATGATTTTGTGCCGGGAAGATTAGAAGCCCATGCACAACTCATTTTATTAGTTGTTGAGATAGACTCTGAATCCACCTGAAGTTGTACACTTGTGGCGAATGCAAGAACGCCGGTATCACCGCTAGCGCCTAACCAAAGGAATACATCCTGTCCCTGAACTAAGTCTGTTGAATTGTATGCCATAGTATTAGTTTTTTATTCTTTAGTTATTTTATTCTGTATATGATTTTTTCAACATATTTGTTGTCAATATAGTCCTCACTTGAATCAATAAGTTCGACGTAAAACCGAAAGTCTTCAACTACATGTGTTCCCACAAGTGTGTCATCAACTGTTGCCACTATGTCGAGTGCCCTGTCATAGACATCGCTGACTATCGTTAGTTCAACCTGACAATCGTCCTCATAGACTCCCATCTTCACTGTCTCGCGGCTGTAATGAGCGCGGGCATAAAGAAGGAAATCACCTTCGGTATTCTCGGGTGCCACAAGGGGAAATATCTTTTCTCCCAAAAGGGCTACTACATCCTGATCATCGAGCAACAGGGCGCGAATGAAGGAACCGATATACCATTTCTTGAAAGAACCTAAACAATTATTCATTTATTTTGTCAAGTTTTATAACCATTTCATTATCGAGCGGATATCTGTCGCATGACAGTATTCTGTATTTTTCATCGCGCCATTCAACCACATTTGTTTCCTTTACCTGAGCGCGATATCTGAGCCTGAATTGAGGTACTACATGGTGAAAGATTTCCTCTGCATCAACATCAAATCTCTCCTTAAACTTCACCTTTTCCGCCTTGCATTCGAACATAAATTGCTCTTCGGAGTGTTTGTACCCCGTGGCGCTCTGAGTCTCGACGATTTCGTAAAACTTCAGTTTTTCTGTCAGTCTGCCACTTAATACCATTAGTTTTCAAAGTTGCGGTAGAGGTTTATTAAATATTGATAAGCAAAAGGCACAGTTTCAACCTTGGTGCCCACTATTTCACGGTTCTGATACAGGTTTCCGACTTGAAGCAACATCGCCTGAAAGAGGGGGGTTGGGATACAACCCCCATTCTTTGCGGCTATTTCTTCGAGGCTTTCGTTCACATGAACCCTGACGGCATCCTCAGCGGCATCAATGTAGACAAGCAATAACTCGTCATCATCGGTGTAGCCACTCTCGATGTTCAAGTGCTTTTTTACAAGATCAATGTCAAGGTACATGTTTCGCTTACTTAAAACCTATTATTACTCGAAGATAGCGGTAGCGATTCTGTCACCGCGGAGTTTTGCGTCAACAAGGTAGTTCACAACGATGCGAACCTTGTTCTCGATAGCCTGTGATACAGTATCAACAGTGATTTCGATACCCTGCCATGTAGCAACAGCAAGATCCTTAGGATCCATGCAAACAATAGACTTGTCGTTCACAGAGTTAGAAACAACAGCCTTGTAGCCGTCAATCTCACCACCGGCGTAAACCATCTGTAAGCCTGAAGCCATCTGAGTGCCCTTCAAAGCATACTTAACCTTCGGGTTGGCGATGAAGATGAAGTCGGTACCATTGTGTCCCTCAACTGCTGACTCAAGAGCAAGTACATCGTCATAGTCAACACTTGAAAGAGAAGTGCCTGTCATAGTGGTAGCGCTGAGTACATTGAATATACCGGCGGGACGATCAGTTGTACCTGAAGCGGCACCAAATATTGTCTGATCAAGTTTCTCTGAAACAGCCTTAGCCAAGTCATTGATTAAAAGAGCCTCGGCGCCATTGGCATCCTGTGCAAGGAAAGTCTTACTGATGTCGATGTAAGCGGTAAGTCTCTTAGGCTGAAGGATAACCTCTGAGAAAGCACCTTCACCATTGTCAGCAGAAGCGAGTTCGCCCTTCCAACCGCAAGTTGAACCTGCATATTTAGGTATGCTGATGTCACCAACTGCATTGCTGAACCAAGTGGCACCAATCTTATTGAGTACTGAGGCATTGCGGATAGCCATGAACAAATCCTTC